TCCTGCTACTCTGAAAGTGGAACGTGCTGACATGTGGCATCCAGATCCTGAGAAGGATAAGAAACTGGGTGGTCCTGGTGCTAATGCTCGTGCCCGTGAGGATAGTGCTGCTGCATCTAAACCAAAGGCAGATCCTAAGAAACTGAAAGATGGTGAGTCCTACATGGACTATTCCAAGCGTCAGAAGGCAGCAAAGTCTGGTACTGCTGCTAGCAGATTAGCAGCGAAAGGTGCTAAGACTGGATCAGGTCAAGCACCTAAGGAGCGTAAGCGCGACAAGGTTGGTAAGGCACTTGGTAAACTGGTTGATAAGATCGGTGGTATCAAGAAAGAAGGCAAGTCCTACAAAGAGTTCTGTATTGAGGCTAGTGATCATGGCTGAAAAATTAGATAATGGCACGTACAAGTGCCCTTATTGTGGATTGACATCCCCAAGAAACCACCAACGTCCTAAGACTTGGATGGAAAAGCATGAAGCAAACTGCCCTAAAAGACCATGATCAGTTTTAAAGAATACATTTTCGAGGCAAAGAATTGTCCCGAAGGAACTAGTTACTGTAACAAGTGTGGGTCTTGTGTTCAAAAAACCTGTGATCAAAAGAAGGCAGAGAAGACAATGAAAGAAGATGCTACTTCTAATAAGAAGATGCAACTTCAAAGAAAGCAACTCATGCTTAATCGTCAGAAACTGCAACTGCAAATGAAGTCAGTGCAGAAGAAGGATGCGTCTCAGGACATGAGCATGAAAGAAAGTGCATGGCAGCGTAAGGAAGGTAAGAACAAAGAAGGTGGATTGAACGAGAAAGGACGCAAGTCTTATGAACGTGAGAATCCTGGTTCTGATCTGAAAGCACCCCAACCTGAGGGTGGTCCTCGTAAGAGATCATTCTGTGCTCGTATGGGTGGCAACAAAGGTCCTATGAAGGACGAGAAGGGACGCCCAACTCGCAAAGCATTGGCGTTAAGAAAGTGGAAATGTTAGGATTCTATATTATATTCGGTGCCATAGTTTGTCTCATATGTTATGCTGGCACCGAAGAAACCATGCGTCTCTTTGCTTTCGTTGACATCCATATTAGATACAGTTTTGTTAAACTAAAATTATATTTCTTAAAACAAAGGGTAAGGCGTCAGTTAAGCAAAGATCTCGGGGACTACTCAAAACTAATTAAGGAAATTAAAGATGACCAACGATAAGGAACTGTCGGATCTCAAAATTGAGAGAAAGGAATGTCCTAAATGTGGTGCTACTTGGATCAACGGTCAACACCGTTGGAACACAGGTGCTATGGGTAGTGAACTAGACCTGGCAGGTTTGGTATGTAATACCCTAGCAGATCAAACTTGCATCAATCCCATACGAGGTATAGAAGGTGGTGATACGTGGGAGGATAGATTTGCGACTATACATAAGTTAGATAGAGAGAAGCGTGATGAATTCGAGGCTGAATAAACGTGTTGGTCCTCTGACACAAAAGGAGCGCGAAGAACATCAAATGCTTATGCTATCTCTTCGTGCTAGAATTCAAGAACTTCGCGAGCAAGATCAATGATGTTGCAGTTTGCTAGGTTCTGTGGAACAGTATTAAATAACCCATGGGGATGTGGACTATTGGCATGGTGCCTGGTCTTCGTTCCCATTATTGGTATGTGGGCAGTACATACTTATGGGTGGCAACATTGGGAACCATTTCATAGGAGTCACAAGTGAGAGTTGGATTAGTAGGTTTGGGTAAGTTGGGTCAGAATATATGTAAGCAACTAATTGATAATGATGTTGAAGTTTATAGTTATCACACAGACCGTCCCATACAAGATGAAGTATATGAACAAGGCAATCTAACTGGTTACGTTACATCATTAGAACTACTAAGAAATAAAATCAAGTTTGATACAAATATACATATTAGTGTAGGTGAAAAACCAGGTGTTTATATACTAACAGATAACTCATTCGATGAGTTAGTATTACATTGCGATCCTAGCGATGTAATTATTGATTACACAGATCATAATTATGGTGTAGATAGAAAAACATACGCTGAAAAACTAGGAGTAAGTTATATCCATGGTGGCCTTTACGGTCATAAGTATGCGATCCTTTCTTGTCAAAATGTCCTTAGCATTCTCTCACTAAATGGAACACGAAGAAGAGGAACACAGTTATGACTATCAAGTATCACTCAGAATAGCAGATGTATATGCTCTACATGATTGTGTCTGCGAACGTCTTAGGATGTGGGCAGGCGGTGAACCAATGCAGCAAGAACACTTATATTATTTGAGAGATTCTCTCTATCGTATTATTCTAGAAGACAGGTTTGAAAATTTATGAAATTTGAATTAGATATGGAGGACTACGCTATCATCCTCAATGCGCTACACTACTATAAGAAAGTAGAGAAGCGTGGCAACTTCAAACAATACAATGAAGATCGTGTCAATCAGTTGCGAGACAAGATGGCATATCAATTAGTACCTAGTGAATATTGCGAACCTAAATCATGAGTGCTGTATTTGTGTTTGGATTTGTTTTGCTACTCACGATAGGAATGGAACTTACTTGGCCTGTTAAGAAATGAATTTACTATTGCGTCCTCTTGATAATGCTAACGATCCTGTGTGGTCAGTAATCATTATGGTGATGCTGGCAGTTGGTGGTGCAGTGTTCGTAGTTGTATACATACTAAGAGAAGCATTTGCGGAGTTAGAAGATGGCAGCAATGACACCCCCAAGTCGGAAGAGTTGTTACAACTTCCGAGTGACGGAGATCAATCGTGTTCTTGATGGTGATACTATCGATGTCACTATTGACCTCGGGTTTGATTTATACAAGAAAGAAAGAGTTAGAGTTGCAGGCGTTGATACACCAGAGAAAAGAACGAGAAACTTAGAGGAGAAGGCTCTTGGAATCGACGCAACCAACTGGCTCAAAGAAAAACTCGAAGGTACTTTGGCTGGTGATGATGAGTTGTCTGTTAGGACTGAACTTGTTGGTGGCACTGGCAAATACGGGCGTCTTCTGGGTTGGCTTTACATTGGGGACGGAACTGTGTCCCTTAACGAGCAAATGATTGAAGAAGGATATGCTCACGCATACGATGGTGGCACCAAGGATATGAATCTGGAAAAACTAAAAGAGATTCGTAGAGCACACGGCACATTGGTGGAATGAAATGAGCGATCAGATCTATCTTGGTAATCCTAATCTAAAAAAAGCAAATGTCTCTCAGGCATTTACACCAGATCAGGTTGAAGAATATGTAAAGTGTAGTAAAGATCCTGTATATTTTATCAAAGAATATATCAAGATCATCTCACTTGACAAAGGTCTGATCCCCTTTACCATGTATGACTTCCAGGAGGACATGACCAGGAAGTTCCATGCTGAACGATTTAATATTGCAAAACTACCACGGCAGTCAGGTAAGTCTACCATCGTTACCTCATACCTGCTGTGGTATGTGCTGTTTAATGATAATGTGAATGTAGCGATCCTTGCTAACAAAGCAGCGACTGCTCGTGAGATGCTACAACGATTACAACTAAGTTATGAAAACCTCCCCAAATGGATGCAGCAAGGTATCTCCCAGTGGAATAGGGGGAGTCTGGAATTGGAGAACGGATCTAAAATTATGGCTGCTTCTACTTCGGCTAGCGCCGTTAGGGGCATGTCTTTTAATGTCATTTTTCTGGACGAATTCGCGTTTATTCCGAACCACATTGCTGATCAGTTCTTTTCATCTGTCTATCCTACTATATCTTCTGGTAAAAGCACAAAGGTAATTATCATCTCCACCCCACACGGGATGAATATGTTCTACAAACTCTGGCATGATGCTGAGAGGGGTAAGAACGAATACACAACCACAGAAGTTCACTGGTCAGAAGTTCCAGGAAGAGATGATCACTGGAAAGAACAAACGATTAAGAACACATCAGAGGAACAGTTCCGAGTTGAGTTTGAATGTGAGTTCCTAGGATCTGTTGATACACTTATCTCTGCTTCTAAACTTCGTACCATGGTGTACGATGAACCTATCCAAAGGAACAAAGGTTTAGATATATTTGAAGCAGCGCAAGAAGAACATCAATATGTAATTACAGTTGACGTAGCGCGTGGAGTAAGTAAAGATTACTCAGCATTTACAATCATCGACACTACCACAATACCATATAAGATGGTAGGTAAGTATAGAAATAATACTATTAAACCTTTATTGTTCCCAAACATCATACATCAAGTTGCGACAGCATACAACCACGCCTACGTGCTCTGTGAGGTCAATGATATTGGTGGACAGGTAGCAGACATTTTACAGTTTGATTTAGAGTATGATAACTTACTGATGTGTGCCATGAGAGGTAGAGCAGGTCAGGTAGTTGGTCAGGGATTCTCTGGGAACAAGACACAGATGGGTGTCAAGATGTCTACCACAGTTAAGAAGACAGGATGCTCTAACCTCAAAGCACTGATTGAGGATGATAAACTATTACTATCAGATTATGATGTCATTGCTGAGTTGACTACTTTCATTCAGAAAGGTCAAGCGTGGGAAGCAGAAGATGGATGTAATGACGACCTCGCTATGTGCTTGGTGATGTTCTCATGGTTAGCAACATCAGACTATTTCCGAGAGTTGCATGACAATGATGTGCGTCATAGAATGTACATGGAGCAGAAGGAAGCAATCGAAGCAGACATGGCACCATTCGGATTCATTGATGATGGGACTGAACCAGAATCATTTGTAGACGACAAAGGTGATAGGTGGCATGTTGATGAGTATGGTGACATGGCATACATGTGGGATTATAGATGAACCTAGAAGATGAATTTGAACTAGAACATCTATTACTAACTCAAAGACGTTGTAGAGTATGTGGCAAGACGAAAGATCTTCTTGATGGTTTTTATATGACACGAAAGGATAGAGGTAACATTCCTAGTGCATATGCATATGAATGTAAGGAGTGTACTATAAAAAGAGTATCTAAATCAAGGATTACAGATAGTACAAAGTACGAATACCCTGACTGGTAATAGGTTCACGTCCGAGTTCCCCAGTGAAAAGGTGCATTATTCTAAATAATAATAGCATCCATTGAACTTCACAGGAGAACCAAGCAAGATGGCCAACACACAGATTTCACCAGGTGTATTGGTTCAGGAAAGAGATCTTACTAACACTATTAACGCAACGATCGATAACGTTGGCGCTATTGTTGGTACTTTTTCCCAAGGACCCGTTGAAGAGATTGTCACAATTTCTTCCGAAAGAGAACTCATTCAAGTATTTGGTGAGCCGAACGAGCAAAACTACGAATATTGGTTTAGTGTCGCACAGTTTATGCTGTATGGCGGTACCTGTAAGGTAGTCCGTGCAGACAACTCTGCATTGAAGAACGCGATTGACACTGCAATCTTTACGCAGACAATCTTCTCAGCAATTGACGTTACATTGTCTGTCCAGAACGCTACTGGATTCGACATCAGCGATTTGCTTCTGATTGACGCAGAACTTATGTCAGTCACTGCTGTTACTGGTAACGACCTGTCAGTTCTCCGTGGTCAGAACGCTACCGCTAACACGTCACACGCTGGTGGTTCACAAATCACCCAGATCAAGACTGTCTCTGCTGCAACTTCACCCCTTAACCAAGGTGGTACGCTTGCTTCTAGTGCTACTGTACTTACCGTTACTTCTAACGCTGCACTTACCGCTGTAACAAACTCATACATCCAAGTGGGTGATGAGATCATGCAGGTTAGTGGTATCGCTGGTAACGATCTTACCGTTACTCGCGCACAACTTGGTTCAACTGCAACTGCTCATACTGATGCAACTGCCGTCAACCTGTTGAATGTTAACGTCAACCAGACCAGAATTAACGAGCAAACCAGCACTGGTGTTACTCCTCCTAAGATCAATAACATTGATACTTACGAAGCAACCACCGAGTATGCTGCTAACAACTGGAAGTTTGCTGCACGTACTCCTGGTACTTATGGTAACAGCCTTCGCGTCGTAATGACCGATGCTGGTCCTGATCAAGTTCTGTATCTTGCCGAACCTGGTCCTTCTGCTGCTGAATGGCAGATGCTTCCTGGTAAGAAAATCTCTTTCTCTGCTTCCACGATGCAGGGTCAGATTTTCAGTTACTCCTTGGTTCTTGAACTCAAAGCAGGCGCTGACCTGGTTGGTAAGTTCAAAGCAGATAACTTCTTCCAAGCAGATAGCGGAAACGTCACTGGTCGTATCCTTGCATACGAACCCAAGACTCGCACACTCGAACTGACTGTTGATTCTTCATCTTCTGGTCACATCGATGTCGATATGGTTCTTACCGAACTTGCCGATAACGGTGGTTCACCTGGTTCTGCAACTGGTAACACCGCTAAGCCTACTTTGGTTCAGCGTCGTCTTACTGTTGTTAACGATGAAGGCGCAACTGCTTTCAGCAAGAACATCACAATCAAAGATTCCAGCACACTCAACGGTGTCATCAACGATGGCGACGATGTTGTTATCCTTTCTGCCGAAAGTGAGTACATTTCCAGAGTGTATGGAAACAATCAGAAGTGGGCAAGCCTAGCACCACGTCCTGGTACTAGTGTGTGGGCAACTGAGCGTGGTGGTTTCCGCGACATGTTCCATATCTTGGTTCTGGATGGCGACGGTGGTATCACTGGTACTCCTGGTGCAATTCTTGAAAAGTTCACTGATGTGTCCAAAGCAGCAGATGCTAAGACACCCCAAGGTTCTACCCTGTATTACAAGGATGTCATTAAGGCACAGTCCGAGTACATCTTCTGGGGTTCCCACGAAACTTCACGTATCTTCGACGTTAATCCTTCACTGACGGGTGACATTGGTGATAACGTGTTGAACAAGAAGTATGACTTGTTCAAGAATGACTACTCCATCCTTTCTTTGGATGATCCTACTGGCACAAGTCTGCTGGCACAACCTCTGGTTAACACCAAGAACACTTCTACCTTGAAGTATCAACTTCGCGGTGGTGCTGATGGTTATAGTGCTGAGCGTGACAAGTTGTTCGATTCTTACGATCTGTTCTCTGATCCTGAGACCGAAGAAATTGATTATGTGATCATGGGACCTGCAATGAGCGACGGTGTTGACTCTGTTGCCAAGGCACAGAAGATGATCGACATTGCTGAGATCCGCCAAGACTGTCTCGCATTCGTTTCCGCTCCTCGCGATGCCATCATTGGTGTTGCTAGCAGCAGAGAGATTGTTAGCAAGACTGTTGAGTTCTTCGACCAACTGTCTTCCAGTTCCTACGTTGTCTTTGACAACAACTACAAGTACATCTATGACAAGTACAACGACGCCTACCGTTACATTCCTTTGAATGCTGACATTGCTGGTCTCGTTCTTGACACTGCTATTGAAGCAGAACCATGGTTCTCTCCTGCTGGTTTCACCAGAGGTCAGATCCGTAACGCTGTCAAACTTGCATACTCTCCTTTGAAAGAAGAGAGAGATTCACTCTATGCTGCACGAGTCAACCCAGTTGTTGCTTTCCCTGGCGAAGGCATTGTACTCTTCGGAGACAAGACTGGCATGGCAACTGCATCTGCATTCGATCGTATTAACGTTCGCCGTCTCTTCCTGGTAATCGAAAGAGCAATTAGTGATGCTGCTAAGAATCAACTGTTTGAAATCAACGATGAGTTTACTCGTCAGTCTTTCAACGACATTGTTGATCCTTATCTCAGAGGTGTTCAATCACGTCGTGGTGTTGAAGATTATCTAGTTGTTTGTGATTCAAGCAACAACCCTGATGATGCTATTGATCGCGGTGAGTTCTTCGCTGAGATCTTCGTGAAGCCCACACGCTCCATCAACTTCATCACACTTCGCTTCACTGCTACTCGCACTGGCGCATCCTTCGCTGAAATCGTAGGTTGATTAAGTGGGGAGGATAACCTCCCCTTTCCCCATTTCGTAATGACATTCAATTAATTATTCTTCCCCAGGAGAAACCCCCAAAATGTCAAGTCCAATTAGAAGAAACAATAGAAAGAGAAATCCCTCTAACAGAAATGGTGTGCAGTCAGATGCCAATCTGATGCAGTTTAGGAACAACATTCAGGATCTTGCGAGACCTAATCTGTTCCAAGTGACTATTCAATTCCCTCTGTTTGACAGCAACCCAAGCCGTGGTGGTGGTGGTGCTAACAAAAAAGGTAGAGGAGAGCGCAGAAGTGGTAACACTGAAATGCCCGAGCGTTCAACATTCTTGGTGAAAGCAGCAAACTTGCCTGCATCCACTATCGGTGTTGTTGAAGTGCCATTCCGTGGTCGTCAATTGAAGATTGCTGGTGACAGAACATTTGAACCATGGACTGTTACTATCATGAACGAAGAGACCATGGCGCTTCGCGAGCACATGGAAAGATGGGCAGAATACATGCAGCAGAATCAGTATAACTACCAGTCTGCTGATTCCATTCGCGACTATCAGGCAAGTGCAACTGTCGATCACCTAGATAGACAGGGACAGTCAAACGGTTCATATCGTTTTGAAGGTATTTGGCCTTCTAACATCTCTGCAATTGATCTTGCATGGGATAGCAATGATACCGCTGAGGAGTATACAGTTGAATTCCAAGTTCAATACTGGGAGAAGACTGATGACTCTAACATGTCTCATGGTCGCCGTAGGAACAACCGCCGTAACCGTAACAAGAAGGGTAGAGGTCGGTCCTGATTAGAACCTACATAGTTGAAACTGCTAAATAGTATTTGAAGTAATTACTTTCAATTGATGTCTCAACTATTTGGTTATTCGTTAGATCGTAAGAAGGGTCAGGCAACTGGTCCTTCTTTTGTTCGTAAAGAATCAGACGATGCTGCCCAACCAATTTCTGCTGGTGGGCACTTCGGACAATATGTTGAGATGGGTGACGCTGCTAACAAAGCAAGCGAAGCAGATTTGATCGGTAGATATCGTGAGATGTCTTTGCATCCAGAAGCGGATGCTGCTATTAATGATGTTGTCAACGAAGCGATTGCTGGGGATCTGAATGATCACCCCGTGGATATTGACCTCCAACACTTGAAAGTCTCTCAGACTCTGAAAAATAGAATCCGAGAAGAGTTCGTTAATGTTCTAGTGCTTCTAGATTTTGATAGAAAAGCATACGATATCTTCCGTAGGTGGTATATCGATGGACGCTTGTTCTATCATAAGATGATTGATACTAAGAACCCTGCTGCTGGTATCACAGAGTTAAGGTATATCGATCCACGCAAGATCAAAAAGGTTGTTGAATTTGACAAACCTAAGGATCGCGCACAACTCATTGACCCACAGATCACATCGATTGTTCCTAAATCGATTGAGTATTATATCTACTCACCGAAAGGTCTGAAAGGATATGAGAATAACGGGATCAAAGTTGCACCAGATGCTATCACATACTGCCACTCTGGTCAGTTGGATATGCAACGCAACTACGTGCTATCCCATCTTCACAAAGCAATTAAGGCACTCAATCAACTTAGAATGATTGAGGACTCTCTGGTCATCTATCGTTTGTCCAGAGCACCTGAACGTCGCATCTTTTATATTGATGTTGGTAATCTGCCTAAGCAAAAGGCAGAGCAATACCTACGTGAAGTGATGTCTCGCTATCGTAACAAGTTGGTGTATAACGCTGACACTGGTGAGATTCGTGATGACAAAAAGTTCATGTCTATGCTGGAAGATTTCTGGTTGCCAAGACGTGAAGGCGGACGCGGTACTGAGATCACCACACTGCCAGGTGGACAAAACCTAGGTGAGTTGGAAGATGTCAAGTATTTCCAGAAGAAACTGTATCGCTCACTCAACGTACCTGAGTCACGTTTAGAATCTGAAAGCAGTTTCAATGTCGGTCGTAGTGCCGAGATCACAAGAGACGAAGTTAAGTTCCAGAAATTTGTTACACGACTTCGCAAAAAGTTTAGTGATTTGTTTAGTGATCTTCTGAGAACTCAACTTGTTCTCAAAGGTGTCATCACACTTGATGAGTGGGATGATATGAAAGAGCACATCCAGTATAGTTTTATCGCTGATAACTACTTTGCTGAGATGAAAGAGAAGGAGGTGATGACAGAACGTCTCGCACTTCTTCAACAAATGGATCCTTATGCTGGTAAGTATTTCTCTCTGGAATACCTACGACGCAACATCCTCAGGCAATCTGATGCTGAGTTCCAAGAAATCGACAAGCAGATGCAGGAAGAGGTTGAGGCTGGTCTGATTGTGTCTCCTGCTGAGATGCAACAGATGGAGAAAATGCAAATGGAAATGTCTCTGATGCCACCCGAACCTGAACAGGAAGAGGAGCAGGGATTAGATCCAAAAGATTACGAAAAAGGAAACATCTAAATAGTAATAGTATTAATTAACATTATGCCTTCCCAACCTTCTCTTGATATCGTTAATGCATTGTTTGCTGGTCAGAAAGATCTTTCTGATTATGTGAACACACAGATGCAAACACTCGCTCTCGATAAACTCGATGCTATGAAACAAGAGGTTGGCGCAGCAATGTTCGCAGCGCCCGAAGAGGGTCCTGAGAATACTGAGCAACCAGAAGACGCTGTACCCCCCGATCAAACCGAAGAGGAACCAACTGATGAAACTGATAACGGAGAAAATTGAAGACGCTAAGATCGTAATTACCGAAGGTAAGAACGGTAAGCGTAGCACCTGTATTGAAGGTGTATTTCTTCAAGCCGAAATCACCAATCGTAATGGTCGCATGTATCCCATGCGTACCATGGAACGTGAGGTTGAGAAGTATAACGAGTCTTTCGTAAAGACTGGTCGTGCTCTCGGTGAGTTGGGTCATCCTGACGGTCCTACTATCAACCTTGATCGTGCATCACATTTGATTACTTCTTTGAGAAAAGAGGGTAACAATTTTATTGGTAAGGCACGTTTGCTTGAAACCCCTATGGGTAAGATTGCAAAACAACTTCTAGATGAAGGCGTCAAACTGGGTGTTTCCTCACGCGGTCTGGGTTCTATCAAAGAAGAAAATGGTATCAAAATTGTTGGCGAAGACTTTATGCTCGCCACTGCTGCTGATATCGTAGCAGATCCTTCTGCTCCTGAGGCATTTGTCAATGGAATCATGGAAGGAAAAGAATGGGTTTGGGCAAATGGTTCAGTTTCTGAGTCCCATATCGACCAAATCAAAAAGAGAATTGACAATGCTGCGGCAAGTCAATTGGAAGAAAGAAAGATTTCCGCGTTTTCAGAATTTCTGAAAAATCTGTAATCATAAATAATTAGAGCAATCACTCAATTCGTAGCATTAAGGAGACCCCAATGTCTGACAAGATTGAAACAACACTAGATGAATCGAGCGTCACTGCTGGCGCTAAGGCAGCAGATCCTCAGGGCAAATTGTCCGATGAAGGTAGCGGTCTCGGCGGCGTACAGGATCTGGGAGGACCAACCCCTCAGAACTCGAAGCCTGATGACGAAAGTAACAAGTACAAAGTCATCGGTAAGAGTGCAACTGCACCTACCACAAAACCTTCTGATGCATCTGCATCCCAAGGCGGTTCCATTAAAAAGGAAGATGCTGAGGTAGAAGGTGAAGAAGTGATTGCTGAGGAAGAAGTAGTCGAAACAATGACTATCGATCTTTCCGCTGATGTTGCTGCTCTAACCGAAGGTGAAGACCTGAGTGAAGAGTTCAAGCAGAAAGCAGCAACCATCTTTGAAGCGGCAGTTGTTTCCCGCCTCAATGAAGAACTGAATCGTATCCATGGTGATTACGCTAAGGTTCTTGAAGAAGAAATTGAAACCGTCAAGTCTCAACTTGCCGAACAAGTAGACGAGTATCTGTCGTTTGCTGTCAGCAAGTGGGCTAAGGACAACACGCTCGCCATTGAGCACGGTATCAAAACCGAAATGGCAGAGAGTGTTCTGACTGGTCTCAAACAGGTTTTCGTCGAGAATTTCATTGATCTTCCCGATGAGAAAGTTGACTTGGTTGACGAAATGACCGAGCAACTTGATATTATGCAGACTAAACTCAACGAACAGATCGAAGAGAACGTTGACCTCTCGAAAGAGGTTGGCGGTTATATCAAGAATGGGATTGTGAGCGAACTGAGCGAAGGACTGTCACTTTCACAACGTGAAAAGTTGGCATCTCTTGCTGAGGGAGTTGAGTTTGATGATGAAGAATCCTTCCGTGGGAAGGTTACGACACTTCGTGAGTCGTATTTCTCTACCAAACCCGAAGTGACTACTGTCACCGAAGACGTTCAGGTTGAGAACGAGGTCGTAGGTGAGGCAATGTCCCACTACGTCCAAGCACTTTCCCGCTGGGCTAAGTGATTAAATAAGGATCCACACTAAAACCCTATTAAGTATTAAAGCAAATGTTCAATTCCGAATCTTTGCAGGAGAAGTGGGCACCCATTCTGGAACATTCTGAGATCTCTAACATCTCTGATAAGTACAGAAAGGCCGTCACCTCCATCCTGCTCGAAAACCAAGAGAAATTCCTCCGTGAGGAATCTGGAATGCTCAACGAAGCATCCCCAACGATGTCTGCTGGCACAGCAGGTTTCTCTGGTAGCAGCACCGCCACAGGTCCTGTTGCAGGTTTCGACCCTGTTCTGATCAGTCTGATCAGACGCTCCATGCCCAAGTTGATCGCCTATGATATCGCTGGCGTTCAACCGATGACTGGACCTACTGGTCTCATCTTTGCCATGCGTTCACGCTATGGCACCAACCGTACCGCTGGCGCTGAGTCCTTCTTTAACGAAGCGAACACAGAGTTCTCTGCTGAGAACGCAGCATCTGATCTCGGTCGTACCGCTCAAAGCGGCACCAACCCTGGTCTGCTGAACGACAGCGGCACCTACACCGTCTCTGACGGTATGCCGACTGCTGAGAGTGAGGCACTTGGCGATGCTTCTAGCAACGCCTTCGCAGAAATGAACTTCTCGATCGAGAAGGTCACTGTGACTGCCAAGTCACGCGCTCTGAAAGCAGAGTATTCGCTCGAACTCGCCCAAGACCTGAAAGCAGTTCATGGTCTTGATGCTGAATCTGAGCTTGCCAACATCCTCTCAACAGAGGTTCTTGCCGAGATCAACCGCGAGGTGGTACGTACCGTCTATCGCATTGCTCGCCCTGGCGCTCAGAACAACACAGCAACTGCTGGCGTATTTGACCTTGACGTTGATTCCAACGGTCGCTGGTCAGTTGAGAAGTTCAAAGGACTTCTCTTCCAAATCGAACGCGATATGAACGCGATTGGTCACGAGACTCGTCGTGGAAAGGGTAACATCCTCATCTGTTCTGCTGACGTTGCTTCGGCACTGTCCATGGCAGGTGTTCTGGATTACACCCCTGCTCTGTCTGGTAACAGCAACTTGCTTCCAGACGACAACAGCAGCACACTGGCAGGCACCCTGAACGGTCGCATCAAGGTCTATGTTGACCCTTATTCCGCTAACGTAAGTGATCGTCACTTCTACGTTGCTGGTTATAAAGGTTCTAGCGCCTATGATGCTGGACTCTTCTACTGCCCATATGTGCCCCTGCAAATGGTTCGCGCCGTTGGTCAGGACACATTCCAGCCCAAGATCGGCTTCAAGACCCGCTACGGCATGGTCGCTAACCCATTCGCAGAAGGAACAACACAGGGGAGTGGTGCTCTTACTGCAAATGCTAACCGCTACTACCGTCGTGTGCTGGTTGACAACCTCATGTGATCCATTAGGTTACACACAACACTCAGGACCCCATTGGGGTCCTTTTTTAATGCCTAGTCATATTTGCTGATTCCCTCACGAGAAGGGCGTTTGGGGTTGGCACTTATGTTAAATAGAATTATACTGAACTTGACTCCCATGCCAAGGTCCACCATGTTGAAGACCGATCTGCTTGCCAGATTATACAAAGAGAAAACCAAATTATACGAAGGTGAGTATGAGGGGGAACAAACTGAGGAATGGCATCACGGTGCCCACTTCGCGTATAGTAGACTATTGGATATCATTAGTGAGTATCGACAATGAAAGACCTTGACTTTATCGATGACCTGTTGACCATGCCCGAAGAACCTTCAAAATCTAAAAACATCACTGATGCTGATGCCAAGGACTGGGAAGACTTCTGGAATGGCGAAGAAGAATAACCCATAACCCCTTTAATGTGATGCTATTTGGAACCACGGCTGCACAACAACTGTTAACTTTCGGTTGTACCCTTGTTATAGCAACAGTATACATTGTAGTAATTACATGTAAGGACCATTGAATTGAGTATGTTCCTATAAATAATTAAAACAGGAACATACTCATGGCATCATACGGAGGCACGGACCAGACAGCACTCTGGTCTAAGCAATTAGATAACAGGAACTTCCTGTCGCCAATTGGATTTAAGATGCTACTGGAACAGTTTCCAAAGGTAGTTTACTTTGCACAATCCGCTAATATTCCTGGTATCGGTTTGAATACCATCGAGCAACCTACGATGTTGGGACGTGTGATCCCGTGGGAAGCACATGGTCTGAACTATGAACCATTCAACTTGACGTTCCTAGTTGATGAGGATCTAGAAAACTATCTCATCCTACACAACTGGATGCGATCGATTGCAGGTGGCGATGCATTTAGTGAGCGTGCTACTTACATGGATGATTACAATGTAACTTGTGATGCGTCACTAGCGATCATGAATAGTAATATGAGAACTAACTTCTTTGTCAACTTCAAAGATATATTCCCTGTCTCATTGAATGCATTAGAATTCAATGCTACAATTGATGGTACAGAGTATGCCACAGCAACTGCTGAGTTTAGGTATACTACTTACGATATACAAAACCTTGAAGGTGGACGGAGGAAAAATCTCAAATGAATCTAGACCAAATTCGTGACATGTGGAAAGAGGATTGCATCATTGATCAAAATGATTTAGACACTGAGAACTTTAAGTGTACTGTGATCCACGAAAAATATTTGAATATCTGGTCTCATTTTAAACTGATGGCATCTGATGCCGACACCAAAGGTCGGATGCTATACAAAGCAAAGTTTGAATACTACTCAGGCAAAGCACCTGCCAAGGTGTATGCAGAGAAACCTTTCAATCACAAGGTACTCAAAACTGATATCAACACTTACATCTGGGCAGATGATGAGTGGTTGAAAAACAAGCAGAAGATTGACTACCTTGATACTTGTATAAATTACTTAGAGATGATTCTTAAACAGTGTTCCTCACGAGGGTTCCAGATTAAGAATTACATTGATCTAAGGAGACATGGTGATTACTAAGATTGAAAAAAAGAATGAAGTCTACCTCAAAGTAACAACAGAACCCCATGTTCATCAGGAACTGAGTGATCACTTTCAATTTGAAGTGCCACAAGCAAAGTTCATGCCACAGTATCAGAAGTGGAAATGGGATGGAAAGATCCGTTTGTATTCACCAGCAACAGGTGAGATATATGCGGGTCTTTTTGATTATCTAACTGAGTTCTTAGAACAACGTGGTTACGATTGGGAAGTTGAAGACAGTAAGTTTTATGGAAAACCAAATGAATGTGAACTACTCATATCTCCTGAGGCAACTGCGGGGTATGTTAGATCTCTGGGTCTGCCTTTCAAAGTCAGAGATTACCAGTTACGAGCAATTTACCAAGCACTTAGGTACAATCGGAGACTTCTACTATCCCCGACAGGATCGGGAAAATCTCTGATCATCTATGCATTGGTACGATGGCATCTGGGAATGGATCGTCAGGTTCTTATCATTGTCCCTACTGTCTCACTTGTGGAGCAGATGTATAAGGATTTCCAACAGTATGGATGGAGAGCAGATGCATATGTACATAAGATCATGGGAGGCACTGAGAGGTACGTAGATGCCCCTGTGGTGGTGTCTACCTGGCAAAGTATATACAAAGAACCTAAGAAGTTCTTTAACCGTTTTGATGTCATTATTGGTGATGAGGCACACCTATACAAAGCAAAGAGTTTGTCAGGTATCTTGACTAAGTGTCATGATGCAAAATATCGTATTGGTCTTACAGGTACTCTCGATGGTTTGCATACCCATCAGTTAGTGCTAGAAGGATTGTTTGGTAAATGTGAACAAGTTACCAAGACAGCAGACCTTATGAAGAAAGGTCATCTCACTAAACTTAAAGTAAATATTCTCTTATTAAAACATGGGTACGTTCCCTTTGATGACTACCAACAAGAGATGGATTACATAGTAAGTCATCCTAAAAGAAACAATCTAATCACAAACCTTGCGAAAGATCTGAGTGGCAATACTCTTATCCTATTCAACTACGTAGAGAAGCATGGGGAACCATTGCATGACCTGCTAAATACTAAGGTGAAGGAAGGTCGTAAGGTCTTCTTCATACATGGTGGTATTGATGCCTATGATCGTGAAGAAGCACGATCTATATGTGAGACAGAAAAGGATGCAATCATTGTTGCATCGTATGGAACTTTCTCTACTGGTATTAATATCAAAAACTTACATAATGTGATCTTCGCTAGTCCCTCCAAGTCCAGAGTCAGAAACCTACAATCTATTGGTCGTGTACTCAGGAAAGGAGATAACAAAGCGCAAGCAGTTCTATACGATATTGCAGACCACTGTGCGAGAGGATCCAAAAGTAATTACACCCTTCGTCATCTTGCTGAAAGAATCAAGATATATCAAGAAGAAAAATTTAATTACGAAATTAAGGAGATCAAATTGACTCATGATTAATTACATCCGACACGACGAACAATTCTTTGCCACACTTAAACTGATCACTGGGGAAGAGATTCTTGGTGAAGCATTAGTTAGTGAAGATCCTGATACTAAAAAAGATATGATCTTCATGCAGAACCCTGCTAGAACAAAGATCGTTGAACTTGAAGTAGATTCAGAAGATGCATCCCAAAAGGTTGCAATGGGATTCATGAAATGGATGAACTTCTCTGATGAGGATTTCTATGTAATTGATGCTCAGTCTGTTGTATCGATTGCACCTATGTCTGATGAAGCAATCATGCTTTATAAGAGATGGATCAAAAAAGAATTTAAAAAAGAAGTACACGATGAAGCAGAGGTACCCATCAATAAGAGCATGGGTCTCATTTCTAAGGTAGAAGATGCAAGGAAACTTCTAGAACGCATCTTCAAAGATGCATCTCTCTAAGCCACTTAAAGATACTGTGTTTCTGAACCCTTACAGTGTTGAGTATAATGATTTATTATTGTCTTGTCAAGCCCTTGTCACCTTGTCACTTCGTCACTTGACAAATCTGTCTTGATAAGTTAACATTATGTCATCCGTGAGTACCCTTATGTCTATGCTAATGCCACGGAAGAACGCCAAAAAGAAAGAACACTATGTAGATAACAAACAGTTCTTACATGAACTGATTATTTACCGTAACAAGTGTGCAGTCGCCAAAGATAAAGGACTGCCCAAACCTCGTGTCTCTAATTACATTGGTGAATGCTTCCTTAAAATTGCAACCCACCTATCGTATCGTCCGAACTTCATCAACTACATGTACCGAGAGGACATGATTGGTGATGGTATCGAAAATTGTATTCAATACATTCATAACTTTGATCCAGAGAAATCTTCTAATCCGTTTGCATATTTCACACAGATTGTATACTATGCATACCTAAGAAGGATTGCTAAGGAGAAGAGGCAGCAAGCAATCAGAGAGAAGATCCTAGAACGTAAGGGATATGAAGAGGTTTTCCACACAGATGACCTTGACAATATCGCTGACATGAACTATATTAAGTCTCGTGTCGAGACCAATACGAGGTACTGATGTCCACAAAGCAAAGTTTGATCGGTGACTATTGGAGCGGTGGTTCCTCAGGTAAACAAACTCAGCGTCTAATTGCTGAGTTGACTGATAAGTTGAAAGGTATTACGTATACCCAAACATGCACAACAGCAGAGGGAACTACTTACAAGAAACTTGTTATTGAATATGAAGATTCTTCTAATAACTGATCAACACTTTGGTGCTCGGAATGATAGTCAAGTCTACATTGACCAGTACCGAAAGTTTTATACTAAGACAGTTCTTCCTTACATTGATAAGCATAAGATCACTGATGTGATTGCTCTTGGAGATACTTTTGATAGGCGTAAGTCCATCAACTTTAACTCTCTGGAAGCAGCGAAAGAGATGTGGTTTGATCCACTGAGAGATCGTAATGTCCACATGCATATGCTTGTAGGCAATCATGATATCTTCTATAAAAATACTCTCAGGATTAACTCACCAAGGTTACTCCTTAGTGACTATGACAACATTACCGTCGTGGACGATCCTACTGAACTATCCATTGGTGGTATTTCTATACTTCTTTTGCCTTGGATATGTGACGACAATAGAAAAAGATCCATGGATCTTATCTCAACAAGTGATTCAACTGTCTGTCTGGGCCATCTTGAACTTAATACTTTTGAACCTATTCCTGGATATACGATGGACCATGGAGATGATCCCGATGTATTCGATAGGTTTGACTTAGTATGTAGTGGACACTTCCATCACATATCTTCTAAAAAGAATATTAAATACCTCGGTAATCCGTACCAAATGTTCTGGAATGATTACGGTTGTGAACGTGGGTTTCATGTACTAAATACTAAAACTACAAAACTTAGTTTTGTAAAGAATCCCAACACGATGTTTCATAAAATCTACTATCGTGATAGTGAAACAGCGACCATTGATTATAAAAAACTCAAAGGTAGTTATGTAAAATTAATTGTCGAAAAGAAACAAGATCAAATTCTCTTTGATAAGATACTCAGAGAGATTAACAACAGTGATGTTGCTGATCTTAAAATCCTTGAAGATACTTTTGTATGTTTGGATGAGGTTGACGATTCTCTGGAACAGGAAGACACACTAACTATGTTGCAGAACTGTGTAACAGAGATCGATAACAAAGATGAAGTGTTTGGTATTTTAAAATCATTGTATGTCGAAGCACTTAGACTCTAAAATGTTCGTATTAGTTGACAAAAGTAGCGGCGGGGTGTATGCTGTCAAAGACAGTGGCATCCAAGAAAAGGTTGTTCAAATCTTCGAGCAAGAGGATGACGCCGAACGTTACTATGGTTATCTAAAAGCAGATGATTATAAACGTAAACTCGAAATCATGGAAGTCGAAGAAGAGATTGTCAAAGATAACTGTACCAACTATGGATACAGTTACACAATTATTACACCCAACGACATTGTGTTTCCCCCGAAAGACGTAGATTAGTATGATTGTTTTTGAGACTATTCGCTGGAAGAACTTCCTGTCCACTGGACAACAGTTCACCGAAGTGAATTTGAGTGAGTCACCATCTACATTAGTCGTAGGCAATAACGGCGCAGGCAAGAGTACCATTCTTGATGCGCTTTGTTTTGTTTTGTTCAACAAACCGTTTCGTAAGATCACGAAACCCCAGTTGATGAATAGTGTAAACGAACGTGAACTTTTAGTAGAGGTTCAGTTCAAAATTGGCACTATCTCTTATAAAATAGTTCGTGGTATCAAACCAACGGTGTTTGAGATCTACCGTAATAACGAACTGGTGGACCAAAATGCAGCGAACAAAGACTATCAAAAGTACCTTGAACAAAGCGTACTTAAACTTAACTACAAATGTTTCACTCAGGTTGTTATTCTCGGCAGTAGCACTTTTGTGCCTTTTATGCAGTTGCCTGCTGGTCATCGAAGAGAGGTTATCGAGGATCTTCTAGACATTCAAATCTTCTCACAGATGAATGGGTTGCTCAAAGAGAGAATCAAGGATGCTAAGGATGAGCAACGTCAGTGTGAGTATGAACTAGAACTTGCACAGACAAAAGTTGACATGCAAGTTCGTAATATTGCCAACCTACAAAGTGTTGACAAGCAACACATTGAGAACCAGCAACAGAAGTTTGTTACTAATGAAAATCGTATTGTAGATATTAACTTACGCATCAAGGAAGTCGAAAAAGATATTTCACTTATTGAACCTGAGATCCAAAAACTAGATCATGCTGTTGAGAAGCATGAAAAGTTTAAGGACATGAAGTCTAAGATCTATCACAAGTTGAATACATCTAAGAAGAACTATGACTTCTTTGTGGAGAATCAAACTTGTCCTACATGTACTCAGGAGATTGATAGAGATCTTCGTCAATCCAAACAAGCAGAACTTAATCAGAAGTGTGTTGAACTGACTGATGCAGGGTCACAGATCATGGGTCAGATCAACACTCTCAATAAGAACATCAAAGAACTGCGTGAGAAAGCAAGTCAGATTAATGAGTATAGGTATGAGATTCAATCTCTCACCAAGGAAGAGATGCTTCTGTTGAAAGACAACACTTCTATCATGACTGAGGTAGGTAGCGATACCTCTAACTTAGAGAAAGAGAAGCAAGATCTTGAAATCATGACACAAGCACTTGACAACAAACTCATTTCGTGTTCTAATATAAACAAGCAGACGGATCATCTTAAAACGGTTGCTAACCTCTTGAAGGATGGTGGGATTAAGACTAAGATTATTTCTAAGTTCATTCCTCTTATCAATCAGAGAATCAATAAGTATCTTCAAAGCATGGATTTCTATGTGAACTTCACGCTTGATGATAGTTTTAACGAGAAGATTCTTTCTCGTTTCCGTGATGATTTTTCTTATGCTTCTTTCTCAGAAGGAGAGAAGCAAAAGATTGATCTGGCGCTGTTGTTCACTTGGCGAGAAGTCGCTGCTTTGAAGAACAGTGTGAGTACCAACCTTCTTCTACTTGATGAAGTGTTTGACTCTTCACTCGATCAGTCTGCTACGGATGAACTGATGCGGATTTTGAAAGGTCTTGGAGAGAAGACTAATCTCTTTGTGATATCACACAAAGGAGAAGTGCTCTATGATAAATTTGAGCGAATCGTAGAGTTCTCCAAAGAAGGTGACTTTTCAACTATGTCAGCGGTACAAGGATGAAGCACATACTCTTCACCTTGCGTCAATGTGATAGTGAATTACTAGATGATGAATCTTACATTCGCGACATGCTGGCAAAAGCAGCGGAGTGTGCAAACAGTACACTCCTAGGTATCCAATCATATAAGTTCTCTCCACAAGGCGTGACTGCTATTGCTATGCTTGCTGAGTCTCATATCAGCATTCATACATGGCCCGAGACAGGCGAAGCAGTATGCGATGCCTTTACTTGTGGAGACCATACGGATCCACACGATGCTTTCATCTTTATGAAATCTTCGTTGCTGAGTAAGCGATGGGTATATCAGACAGTGAAACGACCAGTCATATAAGTGGCACCCCTCTACGTCCTGATGGACTAGGGGGGTTTATACTATCTGTATACACACGAGGGCACATGAAAAAGGAGATCAAGAGTACACTGGCACGTTTGCTTGCTACCGAGAACCTCCTGGTGGAGCACAAGCAAGTACCGACAGCATCCTTTGATGTTCATAAGCGTCTCTTGACTCTCCCTATGTGGAATCGTGCAAGTGATACTGTCTACGATCTGCTCGTAGGACACGAGGTGGGTCATGCATTGTACACACCTGACGATGACACCCTTGATAATCTCCCATGCCCTAAGGATTACTTGAATGTAACTGAGGATGCACGTATCGAGAAACTGATGAAGCGTAAGTATCCTGGTCTTGCCAAGGATTTCTATCGTGGGTATCAGGAACTGAATGATGATGACTTCTTCGCTATCGAAGACCAGGATCGTGAAACTCTGTCTCTCATCGATCGTATCAATCTACACTATAAGATTGGTGCTTATGCACTGATGCCATTCAATGCCTCTGAGACCCCTCTGTGTGCTGCTGTGGGGGATGCTGAAACGTTTGAGGAAGCGATTGCTGCTGCTGTTGCTATTTACGAATTTGCTAAGAAAGAACAAGAGTCTAAACCAGCAGCACCTATGAACCTTCCACCTAATCAAGGTGGCAGTGGTATGACTCATGAGGAGATGCTTGACGAAGCACAGAAACGTGAGCAGGAGAATGAAGAAACTAAAAGTTCTAGTGAGAAAGATCAGGAAGTATCTCGTCCATGGTTTACTGAGGACGAACCTGATACCGAGACTGAACGTAATGATGATGATGCACAACTAGATGTCCCATCGTATGAGTACATCCAACCAAATATCGAGAATGCTACTACTCAGCGTAACTTTGATAGGAATGCGTCTGAACTGATCGATAAGTATGCTAATGAATTTGAGTATGTTACTTTCCCTAAAATCAATTTCAAGAATACTATTGTTCCTAATACACAATTGTGGGATGAGGCAGAGATTTTTTGGGAAGAATACTATGAAGATTTTGACAGAGATGTGTGGAGTGAAGTTGATTCGGAGTTTACAAATTTCTGTAACAACACATCCAAAGATGTAAACTATCTGGTCAAAGAGTTTGAGTGTAAGAAATCTGCTACATCGTATGCTCGCTCATCGACAGCACGTACAGGAGTTCTTGATACAAACAAACTTCACAACTACAAACTGAGTGAAGATATCTTTAAGAAAGTGACTCGCACTACTGATGGTAAGAACCACGGTCTTGTATTCCTACTTGACTGGTCTGGTTCTATGGCAAACGAGATCTTTGAGACTATCTGTCAGGTCATCAACCTTGCACAGTTCTGTAAGAAGGTTGGTATTCCTTTTGATGTCTACACGTTTGTCAATGATCATAGTCTGTTGAAGTTCTTTGGTGTTGACTCTGACACTTCTATGGCAAACCTTCCTAAGGTTGCAGAATCTGGTGTAGGTGCCTTCTGGGTTGACCCTCGGTTCAAGTTAGTCAACGTATTGACCAGCGAGGGTAATCAAAATAACTTCAAACGTCAATGCAACTTCCTGTATAGGGTAGGAAACTACTGGAATGATCGTAGAAATATGTATAAATTCCGTCCTACACCTCCTCCATTCATGGGTTTGGGTGGTACACCATTGAATGAAGCATTGATTGTGATGCGTGAGTACCTAGGAGTCTGGCAAAAGAAAGCAGGTGTGGAGAAATCTCACCTGGTTGTCTTGACTGATGGAGAGTCACAGTGTACTTGGATCGCAAAAGACCCTACTGATAGTCACTATTTTGATGAACCATATCCTTCTGCTATTCGTGGTGAGAGTGTGATCCGAACGAAAAATAGGTACTACTCTGACATCAAAGATCCACATCAGTCAATGACCAGGGGACTGATTAGGGTTATTCGTGACACATATCCTGAGTGTTCTGTCATGGGTTTCCGTATTTGTTCATCACGTCACCTGACTTCATATCTCAATGCCTTAGGTATGCATGGTTTTGATGTACATGCAAAGTATTCCAAAATGTTCCGAAGGGATAAGTCTGTTGCCATTGTTGGTTCCTGTTATAACGAACTGTATTGCATACAATCTAGTTCTTATAATTCTGATGTGGAAATGGATGTTGCTGAGGATGCAACCAAAGGTCAGATCCGATCTGCTTTCAAAAAATCTTTGAAGTCGAAGAGTATCAATCGTAAGATGCTCTCCTCCTTTGCTGGACAAATCGCGTAGTGTCCACTCTGCCCCTGACTCTGCCCCAATCTGCCCTATACTTACTTCATACGAAACAAACCAATGCCTGCCAAGTCTGACCTCAACACTATCGATCTGATCAAGTACCTTACAGCAACCTATGCTACTCCTGAGGTAAATACTAATCAGGTACTCGCTGCTGCTGATCACTTTGGTGTTTCTTATCCCACTGTGTGTCAGCGATTGGAAAAGTTCAAATCAGGTCGTGGTAAGTGGAACCTTACTGCGACAGAACTCGAAGAGACCTATAACGCTCCGTCTGCTGCCCCTGCTGTTGAGACTTCTACCTTGATTCCTATCAAAGACAAAAACTATGTACCGTTCGGAAACTTCACTGATCTGAAAAAGATCATTAAGTCTGGTGTATTCTATCCAACGTTCATCACTGGACTGTCTGGTAACGGTAAGACCATGGGTGTTGAGCAAGCATGTGCTGCTCTCGGACGAGAACTGATTCGTGTAAACATTACTATTGAAACTGATGAAGATGACCTCGTGGGTGGTTTCCGTCTTGTGGGCGGCGATACTGTTTGGCATAATGGTCCCGTCATTGAAGCACTCGAACGAGGTGCAGTCTTGCTACTCGACGAAATCGATCTCGCCTCAAACAAAATCCTATGTCTGCAATCTATTCTTGAAGGGTCGGGAGTTTATTTGAAGAAGACAGGTAGGACTGTCACCCCGTCACCTGGGTTTACTGTGTTTGCTACCGCCAACACCAAGGGTAAGGGTTCTGATGATGGTCGTTTCATCGGCACCAACGTGCTGAACGAGGCATTCTTGGAGCGTTTTCCTCTGACATTTGAGCAAGAGTATCCTGCTCCTGCTATCGAGAGTAAAATGCTCAACAATTACTGTGCTGAACTTGATTGCTGTGATGCAGAGTTCATTAAGAACCTCACCACTTGGGCAGAGATCATCCGTAAGACCTTTGCTGAGGGTGGTGTTGATGAAGTGATCTCAACACGTCGTCTGGTCCACATCATTCGTGCATTCTCTATCTTTAACAATCGTTTGAAGGCAATTAAACTCTGCCTGAACCGTTTCGATGACGAGACTCGCGATTCTTTCTTGGAATTGTACTCTAAGATTGACTCTGATGTTGAAATCAATCCTACTATCCTTGATTCCTGATGCTATATCGTACACAAATCCTTGATGACTCTGGTATATCCAAAGTCCTTGCCCAAGTTGATCCCGTCCTAGTCT